TGGTCTGGACGAATTGGGTTAAATTTATGGGGCAACAAGACAACCCTTCCGATTCTATTTCCTACTCTATACCTCAACAAGTTTCCCCAGCTTCCGGCTATGCAATCGGTTCTTTGCAAGACTATTTTGGCTTGCCAACTGTCGGGCAAGTTAGCTCTGGTCTTACGGTTTCACATTCTGCGCTGCCTACCAGAGCATACAACCTGATTTATAATCAATGGTTCCGTGATCAGAATTTACAAAATTCTGTTACTGTTGATATGGGCGATGGCCCAGATACAACTCCTTCTACTAATTACACATTGTTACGTCGTGGTAAACGACATGACTATTTTACTTCTGCCTTGCCTTGGCCTCAGAAAGGCGGTAACGCTGTTACCATACCTTTAGGTACTACCGCACCTGTTCTTACATATACTAACGCTACTGGTACTGTTAAACAACCTAGCGTAACTGTATCTACTGTCGGTTCTACTGCTACTTCCAACGCATTTCTTAACGTTGGTGCAGGTTCTTTTCTCTTTGCCGATTTATCGGCTGCTACTGCTGCAACTATTAATCAGTTGCGTCAGTCTTTCCAAATCCAAAAATTATTAGAGCGTGATGCTCGTGGCGGTACTCGGTATACCGAGATTATCCGTTCACATTTTGGTGTTGCGTCTCCAGACGCTCGTCTCCAACGCCCTGAATATTTAGGCGGTGGTTCTACTTCTATTAATATTTCTCCTATTCCTCAACAAAGCGGTACTGGTGTTTCTGGTTCAACTACACCTTTAGGTAATTTAGCCGCTTTTGGTACTCTTTTAGGGCAAGGACATGGTTTTACTCAATCTTTTGTTGAACATGGTTATGTCATTGGCCTTATTTCTGTACGTGCTGATCTTACGTATCAACAGGGTCTTAGAAGACACTGGTCTCGCTCCACTCGTTATGACTATTATTTTCCTGCTTTTGCTACTCTTGGCGAACAATCTGTTTTAAATAAGGAAATTTATGTTACTGGTAATACAACTCAAGATAACACGGTTTTTGGTTATCAAGAACGATGGGCCGAATATCGTTATAACCCCTCGGAAATTACTGGCTTATTCCGCTCTACTGCTGCGGGTACTATTGACCCGTGGCATTATGCGCAAAAATTCACTTCTTTGCCTACACTAAACTCTACATTTATTCAAGATACACCACCACTTGCAAGGAACCTTGCAGTTGGCACATCTGCTAATGGACAGCAGATTATTCTTGATGCCTTTTTTCAAACTACTGCTGCTCGACCAATGCCAATGTACTCTGTACCAGGCTTAATCGATCATTTCTAATATGCTTGATGCAATACTTGGCTATATTGGCCAACAAGATACTAATGCTACACAAGAATCTATTGCTAATTCCGCTAATTATGCTAGTGCACAACAAGCGCAAATTAACAGAGATTTTCAAGAGCGTTTATCTAATTCTGCATATCAGCGCCAAGTCGCTGATATGTCGGCTGCAGGCTTAAACCCTATGCTTGCTTATATGAAAGGTGGGGGCGCTAGTACTCCATCTGGAAGTCAAGCTAATGTAATTGCTCCGCAATATACATCACCTATTATGGGTGCTGCACAGTACAAGCTTACATCTGCTCAAGCTGCTAAAACTGAAGCTGAAGTACCTCGTACTATTGCTGAAACTGAAAATATTAGAAAACTATCAGATCGAATAGATCAAGATATTTCTAATATGAAAACAGATCAAGAACGCACTAAAGCCGTTATTGATAACTTACGCGTTGAACGCGATAACCTTATTAAACAAGGTTATAACTTAACTGAAGTGGGTAACCAACTTCGTGCTTCTGTAACTAACTTACAAGCACAAAGTCGACAATTTAATGCGTTAACCAATAGCACTGATTTTCAAGCTATGATTAACAACTATGAACAACAATTACGTAAATTTGACGTTGAAGCAGCTCAAGGAGTTGGCAACATTGGTCGTGAATACAACCAAGTTAAGCCAATTATTGATTTGTTAAGATCGTTTATTAAACGTTAATGGCACGTCTATTTTTAAAGGAAATGAAAATGAAAACTGTGTTTTGTCGTTCTCCATATAACTATGATATGGATCTGGCCAGTGATAAGTCTGGCCTTAAATGCGAAGATGCTTCGCTTACACAACAACAATTTAAGGAAGAATCTGATATAAATACTATCGTTGCACGATTTATGAAATCAGGAGTTCTTCCAACACCAGTCAACATGCCTCAGTATGTTGATTATGAAGGCGTATTCGACTTCCAATCAGCTATGAACACCATACGTCAAGCTGATGAAAACTTTATGCGCATGGACGCAAATGTCCGCGCTAGATTCAATAATAGCCCCCAAGAGTTCCTCGAGTTTTTCGCTAATCCCGAAAATCAAGACGAGGCGATTCGCTTGGGATTGGCTATTCCTCAAGCCGTTGCTGAAACGAAAGTTTCGGCTGCGGAACCGACGTCAAAGTCGGAATAATGGTACAGTTCGCTACTTGATGTAACTGTACCTATTGACACCAACTTCTAGGAGAATGAAATGAAACCTTTGTATAGATCTTCTGTAAACAAAAACAGCTCAGCCAACCAGTTTAAATCAAACGTTGGGCGAACCAAGATGGCAAACATCGTTAACGCTCCAATGCGTGGCGGTATACGTTTTTAAGGCACTGTGTGTACGTCTCTCTGGCCACATCCTACCCATGGTCTACTTAAGTGCGGACAATGCATAGAATGCAGGCTAGCTTATTCAAGGGAGTGGGCGATAAGAATCACCCACGAACAAATGATGCACGAGAGGTCATGTATGCTAAACCTTACATATGACGAAGATAACCTACCAAAACACGGACAGCTTGTAAAGGCTGACCTGCAAAAGTTTTTTAAACGTTTGCGTAAAGGTGGCTACAAGTTCCGCTATGTAGCTTCTGGCGAATATGGGGATTTAAGTCGAAGACCACATTTCCATATAGCATTATTTGGGCAGGATTTTGAATCTGACCGTATGCTTTTTGGGAGTTCCAATGGGGATAAGACGTATACGTCTAAAACTGTATCCAGATACTGGACACAGGGTAATCACCTAATAGGAACACTTAATTTTGAAAGCGCAGCATATATCGCAAGGTATATACTCAAAAAAATTAAAGCATCTGATAAGGTCTCACCTTTGCCTCTGCATGTAAATCAAGATGATGGGGAAATAACATTTCCCAATCCAGAATTCTTAATAATGTCGAAAGGCATTAGTAAAGGATGGTTTCACGATTACTTTATGTCGGATGTATTTCCGACAGCAAGCGTGATAACCGCACAGGGGTCTAGGGCTCCAGTCCCTAGATATTATAAAAATCTTTTAAAGGAGTTGGGTCATGATTTGAGTTTAGATATGCAGTTTCGCTCTTCGGCTAGAGCCGATATGGAAGTGGAGCGTAATATGTTCGAGAATCTTCCTGTTCGAAAGATCGCCAGACAACACGTCAGCGAATCTAGAGTTAATTTATCAAAACGTACAATTTAAAGGTCAAATATGTTGCAATTTATAGTTTCTGTTAAGGATAGGGCTGCTGAAGTTTTCAATCGCCCTTTTTTCGTTCCACATCGTAATGTTGCTGTTCGTGATTTCACGGATGAGATTAATCGCGCGTCAGCCGATAATCCATTAAACAAGCATCCCGATGATTTTGATTTATATCTTTTAGGTCAGTTTGATGATTCAAACGGTGCTTTCATTAAAGAAGGCGCACCTCAAGTTTTAGTCCGCGGTAAGGACGTCGTTCAACTTTCTGTCTGACCCTTGCACCCCTTCGGGGGTGCTTTTTTTTACTGGAGTTTTTTATGTTTTCAAACAAATCTGCAAGCTCGCATAGTTTTGCGATGGTTCCTAGAGCGGATATTCCGCGATCTAAGTTTTCTATGGAGAAAACTCTTAAAACCACATTTGATGCTGGTTATCTTGTACCTATTATGTGTGAGGAGGTTCTACCCGGTGATACGTTCAACACTAAAGTTACTATGTTCGGTCGTCTCGCTACGCCCCTTTTCCCAGTTATGGATAATCTCCGTCTGGACTCATTCTTTTTCTTTGTTCCTAATCGTTTGGTCTGGACGAATTGGGTTAAATTTATGGGGCAACAAGACAACCCTTCCGATTCTATTTCCTACTCTATACCTCAACAAGTTTCCCCAGCTTCCGGCTATGCAATCGGTTCTTTGCAAGA